AATCGCGTCGCCTATCAGCGTTTTACCTTGATCCATATTGTATCTGGCATCGTCTGGATTTGTAGCTTTTATATCTGCGCTCTCTATTAGTTGAGGGTTGCCATTATCATATAATCTTGCGCTAAGGTCATATATATTAAAATCGGCATCGCTTGTATCTACTAAATCGGCATCGTTATTTCCCTGATAATCTACGCCCGAAATAGTTACAGAAACTTGCAAACCAGAGGCATCTGCATCTAGTCCAGGGGTAGCTATTTGCCAGGGAATCCATACATTACCTGTGCCATCTTTTTTATCAAACTCTTGCGATATCAATTCATAGTCATTGTCCGAGGCGTTCCATGAAGTACCGCTATATTGAGCCTCAGCAAAAAAGCCACCGTCTGCTGATGAACTACCAGAGCCATCATAGAAATATTGATATTGTGTTAAGGCGTTTGGAAATCCTACATCCCTTTTTAGATAGCGTACTGTACCGCCTGCATCCCCTACTTTTACTTTTATGCTTAGTTTAACTCTGCCTATTCTATCAGCTCCTGTACTTGAGCCATCTCCATCATACGAATAAAATGTATTCCCTTGAATAAGTATTTGCATACCTGTTGAGTAGGCTACATCTTCATCACTTATAACTGTGCCAGCTACTATATTAGCCTCGGTATAATGGCTATCTAATAGTAAAGGCTTGCCCCCTTGGTAATCTCTATTTCTTAATACCTCCTTAAAAGCTGGGGAGCTGCTGCGCTCCCACCCTGCTAATTTTTCAAAATCTGAGCTATTATTTCCGAAGGCTGCTGAGAAGGTAAGATTAGCAGAGGTATTATAGCTAATTACTCCGCCTCCTCTTATTTCGTGGTATATATCTAATTTATTAGAGGCATGGCCCTGAATAGCACCCAAAGGAATAAACCAATATTTGCCTTGAGCCATAAAAACACAGGCATTAAAACTCAGAGCAATGCTTTCTAATACATCATAGGCAGAAAAAAACTGATTGATTCCGTTGCTATCTTTATTATAAAAAGAGTTATGATTTACCCTGGCATTATAAAGCTGCTGGTTTTGTCCGCCTGCAATATGGGTCTGATATTCAGCGCTTATTATATCCTCCATAAAGGCACACAATACATCACCGCCCCCCCAGAAATTAGCACAATGTACTTTTGTTAAAGCCTTGTATATATGATTAACTATAAAGTCTGAGTTTGTATAAGCAGCTCCACTATTGTTATAGTCTATTCCTTTTAAGTTAGCTAATCCATCTGCTGCTGTTATAGTTATTGGAGCATGAGGGTAGGCATCTGGAATTATTGTTTGCTCTGGCAGTATTTCGCCTATCCACCATGCTTCATTATCGCTGTCTGGATCGCGGTATATTTCTACTCTATACGTACCCTCTGCTGCTGAATCTAAATTTGCATAAAGAGTATTGAAGGCAGCATCGTTATTATCTGGATGAAACAACGTAAATTGTACCCTGCTGCCTAGTATAGGTTTGCACCTATCAAAATTATCATAATCGTAAGTATGTCTAAATCCGTCTGGGCCTAGTGTAAATCTATGGTTCAAATCGCCTGTGGAAATAGTGCCATCTACAATCTTTACTTTCCAATCTACCCCCTTTTCATCGGTAAACTCACTTAGTGCATATACTACGGCCATCAGCTAAACCTGTTTCTGTCGCGCTCTGCGCGCCTGTTACTAATTACAATATCATCTCCAGATATACGCCCATAAACCTGTGTGCCTTCTCCGCCCATAAAATCTTTTAGTTTTGATAATGGAGCTATTACCTCAGGATCAATAGCAGCGTTTCTATTATCTCCTACTATACTCATTGTTTCGCCAAATGCTAATCCACCTTCTGCAAGAGCTGGTACATTACCAAATGCTTTTTTAACTGAGGCTACGGCAGCAGCTATAAAGGCTGGAATAGATAAACCACCGCTCGCCTGGTTAGCTAAGTTTTTACTACTTGAGGCGTTAGCTATGGCGTTAGCTATAGCCTGAGAAAGTAATGACTTTAATATTTGCTTGCCTACCTGTATTATAGTTTCTCCAAAGTTATTACCTTCAACAATAGCCTCAGCAAAAGCGCCTCCCATTTGATTGCTGAACTGCTCAAAAGTTCCAGATAGTGAGTCTGTAGTTTCTATTATTTCTTCCTCTATAGCTTTAATTCCATTTAGATCATTGAATAACCCTTCTAAAGGAGAAGTAGTTGCTACATTATTTAACTTATCTAATAAAGTATCTACCCCCTCCGCTGCTGTAGTTGCTGAACTACCAACGCCCTCGAACCAGCTACTAAAATCTAATAGGCCTAGTATCTTATCTTTTGCAGCATCTAAATCTTGGGTAGTAACGTACTCTATAGGCTCTGCCTCTAGTGTATTAGTTACCGCATCTTGGAAATTTTCTGCTACTTCCTCACCTAAAATTGAGGCGTTTTCTTTTACTACGTCAAAGCCATCTGTAAAGCTGCCTGTAAATACATCAGCCATACCCTTAGCACCTTTTTTTATAAGCTCTAAATCCCTTGTGAAAATGCCCATCACAATATCCCCCAGGGCTGTAAATTGATCGCCTACATAATCTAAAACAACGCCTGCTAAACCTACAAAGCTATTAAAGAAGAACTTCACATAAGCCCACCAATTTTTGAAGGTCAAAATAATCATTTGAATACCTCCCCTGAAAATTACTGAGTTATTATATAGGTCTATAAAGTAATTTATTACATCTACTAAAGGCCCTTTAATATCATCAAAGAAATAAAAGAACGCTGTAGTTAAGGCAGCAATACCAGCGATAACTAAACCTATCGGGCCTGTCGCTGCTGCAAAGGCTGCCGATAATGCACCGCCTAGAGTAGGTAGTATAACTAATAGAGGCCCTATAGCTGCAACAATACCGCCTATCAATAATGTAGCCTTCTTAAATTCTGGGCTAGCTTTTGCAAACCTTTGCGCCAAGGCAGTAACCCCATCAATTAGTTGTTTAATAACAGGCATTAGGCTTTGTACTAGTTCAGCTCCTGCTAACTTTAAGTTGTCTAAAGCTGTGCTAAATTTACCTGCTGTTGTTTCGCTTAGACGCTCCATAGCACCAGCAGCAAATCCGCCTTCCTCAGCAAAGCTCTTTAACACTTCATTAAATTGCTCTACTGATACACGCCCTGCGCCTAGTTCAGAGGCAGGCAATCCTGTGGCCTCTGATAAAGCTGTAAAAATAGGTATGCCCCTTTCAGCTAATTGATTTAAGCTCTCTAATTCTACCTTGCCTTTTGCCTGTACCTTAGAAAATATTGCTGCAATCTCATCTATAGAGCTGCCCGAAGTTGCTGCTATATCTCCTAGAAATTGTAGCTGATCATTTACCTGGCTTATATCTGTACCCGATGCTATTAACTGCCTAGCCGAAGTAGCAACCGCATCGATTTGAAATGGCGTTTTAGCTGTGAAATCATTAAGCTGTGCCATCATAGCCGAGGCCTGTTCAGCTCCTCCTGTAAGAGAGATAAAACTTACTTCTAAAGTTTCTAAATCCGCAGCGCTTTTTATTGCTGCTGCTCCTATAGCAGCTAAAGGCAAAGTAACAGAGCGCGTAAGGTCGCGCCCTAAAGATTTGAAGTTAGAGCCAAAGCGCTTCATATTTCTGCGCACCTTGCCCAGCTCGTCATTTAGGTCTTTTGCGTTACCCCCAATATTTACAATTAAATCTCCTAACTTCGCCATCTATTCCTTTTTAGCTAATCCATCTAATAATGCAAAACCGCTAACCTTAGTTTTTTTGCTTTGCTCTTCCTCTTCCCAAGGGAATACACCTAAATCAATTGGCTTAATTTTGCTGCCTCTCTTGGTATGTACGTTTAATAGTAAAGCTGTCTGCCATCGGGTGCGCTCCCAATTAGAGCGCTCCATTACTTCGATAGATTCCCGCCTACCCTTAACCGCATTTGAAAACTCATCAAACGTAAGTGAGTAGAGTAGGCCTGGGCTTAAACCTAATAGGCCTAGGCCCAGCTCCTCTACCCTACTCCACGTCAAAGGACTTGTTTCTTCTTCGCTTTTTTTTTCTCTTGTTTACCGCCCATTACCTCGCTCATGGCCTCAACCAATACAGGCAAATCATTTACCTCTATTTCGTTTAACCACTTCTCAACATCCATAGTAAACTTCATCCCCTGTGCCTCGCATCCAGCCTTAACAAAATAATAAATTAACTCAGGTATTAAAGTAACGTCATTGGCATCTACCTCTGTTACCTTTACGCCTGTAGCCTTTTCAAAATTTCGCCATGCTAACATAGTAGCTCGCATAGGGTATATACGTTTTCCTATAGTTATCTCCATGAGTTTATGAAATTTCAGAACGTACTATAGTTTCTACTATATTTAAGTTGCAAGTGTAAGTTGCGTTATCTTCTGTACCTCCGCTAAGTTCTAAGCTCTCGATATAACACTTCACTATGTAATGATAATCTCCAGGGTTTTCTCCTGAGCCTGTACCTAGTACATGAGTAAAGCGCGCCTCGCACTTAGTTTTATTTAGTTGTAAAGTAGATAAATCATTAAAGCCCTGCCCACTTGCTGCGTCAGAATTGTAAAGAGCTGTAAAGCTCATTGTTGCCGAAGTCATTCCAGGGAGCTGCGCTCTATATCCTGCGTTTGCTTTTACAGTTGCATCTCTAAATTCATTAGTAACTGAAATAGAACAGTCGGTAACGTTGTCAATCAATTTCAACGTGCCACCATCTGCTCCAATAATTACTTTAAGATCCGAACCGTTTATTATTCCAGTTGTTACTGCCATTTGTTCTAGTTATTATTGTTGTTGTTTTTACGCTTGTCGCCACCGACTAACGTTGTTATTATTGTATCTATCCATCCGAACACCTTTACAGCAGGTGCATCAGATGGCAATAGAGAGAAGATAGCTCTAGCAGCTACCATTAGGGCTAGCAAAATAGCTTCCCAATTTTCAAGTATAAAATCCATCATGTATTATTTATTCTTATTGTATAATCTTGAATAGCTACCCATATAGAGCGCTCAGGGTTCACATCCATCTGCTCATTGGTATAGTTTATGCTTTGTATTTTTACCCCCCCGAATGTTCCATTTCTCCTCTCAAGCGCTGCTCGTACAGCTACGCCTAAATCTATTGCTGTAGTGTATTTTGTATTAAAACAATATACTTCAATGTTTGCTTGATCTACATTGCCATTATCCTCTTTCGTATCAGTTGGATTATTACTCACTACTGAATATACTATATAAGGCTGGCCTC